GGTCTTTGTGATACACACCGAAATTTTGACTTTTCGGTTTAGAAATTTTGAAAAAAAATGAAACCAGGTGATATTATGAGTAATCCTGAGTTATTAGCTGAAATTGAAAGGTTAAAAGCAGAATTTGCCAACGCAGACGAGGGGAAATTAAGAGCTTTGGAAGGATTGATTGAACAGGCTGCGTATGAAAGAATATATCTAAAGCGCTTAAATGAGCAGGCAATTGTTTCCGGAATGATAGAATTTCACCCGGAAAATACTAAATTGCAAAGGACTTTGCCTATATCAAATGCCATTGCGAAGCACTCTGCCACCTTAACAAATATCATGGATAAACTTATGAAGTATCTTGCAGTTGAACAGGATGATGAAGATGACGGACTTAGTGAATATGAATAAACTGTACGACAAATACCCTGGGCACTTGACGGAGTATATGGCTAGGTGTGAGAGTGGAGAAATACTCATTGGTCAAGAGTTAATGAAAATGCTCAGCATTATGGCTGGATATTTGGAAAGGCCGGATGCGCTGTATGATACTTTTCAAAGTGAGATAATATTTGATACTGCTGATTCTCACAAACGAATTAAATTCATAGAAAAAGAATGCAAACATTATGAGGCTCCCTTTGCTGGGAAGCCTTTTATTTTGACTTTAAGACAGAAGGCTTTTGTTGAAGCATTTTATAGTTTTAAGATATTTGATAAAGAAATAGGCAGATGGGCAAGGTTATACCAGGAATATTTAATGGTTATAGGCCGTAAGTGCGGGAAATCTCCTTTCGTAGCAGCAATGGATTTAGCGGAATGGTTTTGTGGAGAAATGGGGACAAAAATTCTCTGCGCTTCAAACGATTATTCGCAGGCTGATATAATGTTTCAGGCCATAAATGCCATGAGAGAAGAAAGTCCAACGCTGGCAAAAGTAACGCGCAAGAATATACGAGGAATGTTTTTTGGCAATCCGAAACAGAAAAAGAAAAAGGGCAAATTCAGTTCCCAGAATAAGGGCTGCATAACTAAGATATCTGCAAAGACAGGAGCAAAGGAAGGGAAAAACATCAAAGTCGGATCCGTTGACGAGGTCCACGAAATGAAAGACAATAGCTTAGTTATGCCGATTAGACAAGCATTGTCTACTCAGGACGAACCGATATACGGGGAGATAACGACGGAGGGTTTTGTCCGTGATGGTTATCTTGATGAAAGGCTAAAAGAGGCCAGAAAGGTACTAAAAGGAGAGCTGGAAAGACCCCGTTGGTTGATCTGGTTACATACCCAGGATAGTGAGGAGGAAATTTGGCAGGATGAAAAGTCTTGGGTTAAAAGTAATCCTGACCTGGGTGTAATAAAAAAGTGGAGTTTTTTAAGACAAATGGTTGAGGAGGCTAGAGAATCTTCTGCAACCAGGGCGTTTGTTTTAGCTAAAGATTTTAACTTGCCACAATCTGCTTCAACAGCATGGCTACCGCATGCATCTATTGTGAATAATGAAGCGTTTGACCTAAGAGAGTTTACAGGCGCGTTTTATATATCCGGGAATGACTTTGCTGAGACAACAGACCTTTGCGCATCAGCGATATTGCTTAAAAAGCCAAACGATAAAAAGACATATTTTCATACTCACTATTGGGTACCTGAAAGCAAGCTAGAAATGAGTCCTGATGATGTTGATTATCGTCAGTGGGAAAGGGAAGGATGGCTTACTATAGTTGATGGAAATTCAGTTGACAGTTCTCTAGTTGCAGAATGGCATTATGAATTACTAAAAGAATATGATTTGAAGCCATTTAAAAGCGGTTATGATAATAGATTTGCAAAAGATTTTCAGAATAAATATTTAGAAATTTTCGGGGATAAAATCACAGTCAACATTCCCCAAGATTTTAAGGTATTAAACAATCCTATGCGAACACTAGAAGCAGACATGAGGGATAAATTAGTAATTTATCAGAATAACCCTGTTTGTTACTGGTGTTTTTGCAATACTGGGATAGCCTTAGATAAACTTGGTCGGATCATGCCAGCAAAAATGGAAACAAGCAAAAGAATAGACGGCACTGTTGCAAAAATTATAGCTTATGCAACACTTGAATGGCACCGTTCCGAATTTATGAGCTTAATTAGATAGAAAGCGGGTGATAGCTTGGGTGCTTTGCAGTATATTAAAAACCTTTTTCGTGGTAAAGAAAGTAAATATTATGCCTGGCTGACAAATGCTGAGCCGATATTTACAAGTTTCGGGCATGATATCTATATGTCAGACTTTGTTAATAATGCAATAGATCGGGTGGCAAGTGAAATATCAAAAATCGAGATAAAAAGCGTTGTTGAGCGCGGAGATACAATTATTGTTCAGAATGATGATATAACCAGGTTGTTCAGATGCAGGCCAAATCCATTACAGACAACATCAGATTTTCTGGCCAATGTTGAATGGCTCAGGAGAAAATTTTGCAATGCTTTTATATATCCTCAATATGAGTTAATCGAAGTAAATGGCAGAACTTTTAAGAGGTACCTTGCTTTTTATCCATTGAAACCAAGTGCAGTTTATATCGGTGTTAACAACGGAAATGTATGGGACGTTAAAATGGAGTTCGAAGACGGCTCAAGTTACACCTTACCGTATTCGGAATTAATACATCTTAAATGGCGCCGGGGAGCCAATACAATAATTGGCGGCGGGGATGATTATGGACGAACGAATGATACTGCAATATACCGAGTTATAGATGCATTAGATAAAACAATCCAAGGATTACCTAAATCCATTGAAGCAAGCCTGCAAATTAAGGGTGTATATCATGCCAAAACCTTAGCAGAGCAGGATAAGCTAAACAAATTAAGAGATGAGTTTGAAGATCATATTTTCACAAGTAAAGCCGGCATGATAGCAACAGATCTAGGCGGTGAGTTTACTCCGGTTAATATAAATGCTCCTGATATTCCTGATTCGGCTTTAAAATTTTTAAAAGCGGTAATACAAGAACGCTATGGTGTTTCAGCTGCTATTTTATCCGGTGATTATAAAGGAGAGCAACACAGTGCATTTTATCAAACAGCAATTGAAGATTTTATAGTTCAGTTTGAACAAGCTATGACCGGAGGATTGTTTACCGAGCGTGAACTTGATGTTGGACACAAAATAAAGTGCTACTACAGCAAGGTCAATTATATGTCCACGGATGATAAAATCCAACTTGCCAATATTGCAAAAGAGACCGGAATAATGACGCTAAATCAAATAAGTGCAATGTTTGGTATTGAGCCTTTTGAGCAAGGCAACCGAAGGTTGCAAAGTCTTAATTATGTCAATATAGAGAATGTTGACGAATACCAAAAAGGAAAGGCGGGGGTAAATGATGAAGGAGAAAGCGGAGCGCAGACTGATTGATATAAGAGCAGCAGAAGGCGTAGATGACAAAATGGTTATTGAGGGATATGCCATTACGTATGATAAACCAGCAACTCATGAAATAGGTGGCCGAAAATTTACTGAGACAATAAAACGAGGGGCGCTGGACAAAACAGATATGAAAGATGTGCCTTTGCGTTACAACCATAACGATAATGTAATGATAATGGCAAGAACCCGAAACAAATCTCTGCAGCTCATTAAAGATGATATTGGACTTAAGATTATCGCAGAACTTTTGGACACTCAAAGCAACAGAGACCTATACAAAGCAATAAAAGAAGGACTAATTGATAAAATGTCTTTTGCATTTACTGTCGCAGACAATGGGGATACTTGGTCGTTTGGTAAAGATGAGACTAAAAGAGACGTAACAGATATTGCTAAATTGTGGGACGTATCGGTTGTGGATACACCGTTTTACGATTCCACTTCAATATATGCGCGGAGCCTTGAATTACTGGACAGTGAGAAAAGGCGGCTGGATAGCTTGCGCGAAAAAGAACTTTTAAAACAAAAAATTATCATGAAAGGAAAGGTGTAAATCTATGAAAAAGAAACTTTTAGACCTCCTGGCAAAGAAGAATACCAGGAAAGCTGAAATAGTCGCAAAAGCAGAAAAAACAGAAAGTGTTGAGGAATTGAGAAGCCTTAATGCTGAGCTTGATACTCTCAATGAAGAAATCCGCAGCCTTCAGGAAATGATTGATAATATGCCTGATGACGAATCAGGAGATCAAGGCAAAGAAGAAGGACAGGAAGAGAGGACAAAGGCTATAAATAGTAAAGTACCAGGTATAGTTAAGTCTGGGATTGAAGTTCGCAAAGAAAAGGACGAGGAAAAACTTGAATACCGTAAAGCGTTTCAGCAATTTGTAACACGCGGTGTGCCTATTCCGGCTGAATTGAGAAATGATGAAGTAACCAAGACTACAGACTTAGTAGCTGCAATACCTGTGCCGCTGGCGAATCGTATTATAGAAACACTTGAATCAACTGGTATGATTTTGCCATTAGTTACAAAATCAGCATTCCCGGCGGGTGTAAAAATTCCAACTTCATCCGTCAAGCCTGTTGCAACATGGGTTAATGAAGGCGACGGATCTGATAAACAGAAAAAGACCGTTGCAGCGAGCATTGACTTTACGCATTATAAGTTGCGTTGCGAGATTGCCATGACACAAGAGGCTGCTGTAATGGCCTTGCCAGTGTTTGAAACGACATTTGTTAGACAAGTATCTGAAGCTATGACAAAGGCAATTGAAAGCGCAATAATTAAAGGTGCATGGAATTCAGGAGGTAATACCTTGGTTGGTCCGACAGGTATTCTTAACGAAACTCCGCCAAAAGGACAGGCTCTTACCGCTAAAAAGATAGATTATGAGCTTTTGGTAAATGCTGAGGCTGCATTACCGCAGGCATACGAAGCTAATGCAAGATGGTGTATGACTAAAAAGACATTCATGGCTTTTGTTGGCATGACAGATGCTGAAGGCCAGCCCATTGCTCGTATTAATTATGGCATCGGAGGCAGACCTGAACGGACGCTGCTTGGTCGTGAGGTTGTGCTTTGCGGAGATTATATGGATAGTTTCAGCGCATCGCTTGAGAAGGAAAAGATCTTCGCATTCCTGTTCAACTTCAGCGATTATGTATTAAATACCAATTATGACCTTGGAGTACAGCGTAAGCAGGATTGGGATACAGAGGATTGGTTGACTAAAGCCGTTATGGCTTGCGATGGTAAAGCAATTGACACCGGATCTCTCGTAACCATCGCAAAAGCATAAGGAGGGGTGATAATGTCTGTATGTTCAATGGCTCCATATAAGCATAATTTTGGACAGACAATTACAACCGATGTTGAAGGCGTGGCAGTTGACAGCGCCTTCATCGCCCATGTTCGTATTCCTGCCCCCATGGCTGCTAACTCTAACGGCATGATAGACGGTGCGCAATGTGCCACAGGCGGAGAAGCAAATCCGTTAGTAATCACAGCATTTAAAGCACAGCCCGATTGGCCCCGCAATATTGTTGTGAATTTGACCGCCGGCACTCCTGGAGATATTGCTGCAGGAGATATTGTTGTAAAAGGTAAAAACTTTTCAGGTGAGGAAATAACCGAAACACATACAGTCAAAGCAGATACACAGAGTACTTTTACAGG